TACTACAGGTTGCGTGTCAACTCGGCTTGAGAGGCTTAAAACGATGGGCTTAATTGAGCATTACGATAGCAAAATACAATCGGTTCTGCATATACCGACATTTGCAGAGAAAAAATCAAAAATAAATTGGTATTCAACGTCAATACTAAAAACAGCATAGAGGATAAATAATGTCAAAGGTAATGTGCGTAAGAGATAGAACGCTAAAAGAAATCAATAAGTACTACGAAATTAACGCCTGCTGGCCGTCAAACAGATGGCTGGCTACTCAGATGGGAATAACAATAACGGCGTTAAAGACCAATCTACGAACTTTGGCTGCGGCGGGAAGTATTGAATTGGATGTAGAGCTTCAGATTATCGGCTCGGCAAGCGTAAGAATTAACTGGATGTCGCGGCCATTGGTGAGGAATGCAGCATGAAAAACATTGAAAAGCATTTGGAAAACGAAAAAGTGACCGCTAACTTTAAAAACGAAACTGGTAACAGATACGGCAATTTGCTAGTCGTTGACCTTCACGAGACGAGAAATAAAAGCGCGTTTTGGGCGTGCGAGTGTGATTGCGGCAAGATTCTAAGTGTTGCCGGTTACAGGCTCCGAGACGGATCGCGGAATAAATGCTCGAAGAGTTGTAAACACACCGTAAAGGCCGGCTCTAGGATTCGGGTTAGCGAGTGGGCGACCAGGGCAATAGTGGGTAATGCAGCATGAAGAAGAAATTAAGAAAGTTAACCCGCGAAGATATTGCCATGGTGTTGGAGCTTGTAAGTGACGGGCTAAAGCTTGGATTCATTGCGTTCTATGCGTTCAGCATGACATATCAGCAATTATATTCACAGATGAAGGTTTGGCGTGCAATATAGTTATTTAACGAAATACGATAATAATGCTTGCTCTGTGACGGTATGCGTGTATAATACTTACATCAACTACAGAAACAGCGAGAAATAAAATGACTATCTCAGAAATGAAAAAAGAAATTGACGCAATGAACAAAGCAAGAAAAGCAGTCATTAATGCAAACAGCGTTGAGTCAGATTTTCCAAAATCAAAAAGATCGTTCACCTACAGGAAAACAACAGCAATTAAATCATCGGACATAGCCTCTTTATGAGGCTTTTAACCTGGGCAGTAGACGGGTACGGCAGATGCTTTTTATGTAATCGGTACGAAAGAAAGATTTTATTTTGTGGTTTAGCGGGGATAAGCGGCATGGAATTGGTTTGGCTATATGAGGATTTTAGAGTATGACAGCAGCAAAGAAAGCGAAATCAATGGGATTGAAGAATCTAAAGCAGGCGGTTGATATGGGCTGGGCAAGATCAACGCTTGTCGATATGCACAACAACAAGCCGGAGCGGTTTGAGATTGTGATATTGGGATGCCTTGTTAAGCTCGAGCAGATGCGTAAAGCGGATATTGATAAAATAAAAGCAATGAATGCAAAAAGTGAGACAGCATTGGACAGGTTAATGGGCTTTTGTGATGTTTAGCAGATGCGTAAAGCGGTAAATACAGATAACAGGTGAATATGATGACAATACCAACGCAAATAGAAAAACTTCAAAAATTGTTAGATAGCTGCAAATGCGGTGTACATTTATCAGTAAATGAACACCGTAATTATTACCAAACTGCAGAGGAATCATTATCTGAAAAGTATGGGTACGAATGCCCCCCAGAGATTGAGGATGAAGTTAGAAAGGTTATGGTTGATACGGATACAATAATTGATTTGCAGTTCTACTCACGTACGCCAGTAGGCTCGTACCACATTTACCACCATGACCTAGACGCCGCTCTTGATGAGGCTTTAGATACGTTCGCGGAATAACTATACAGCTACTAAGAGGTGATTTATGAAGACAGCGAAAGGACGGTTAAAGTTTGCATATGAAACAATAGTAAACTTAGAAAATAAACTTAAGTGGGCATACTGCAAAGAGAAAGGCGCTGACTCAATCGTCGGTCTTGATAGTTGTGATGATTATAGAGATTGGCTAAAAAGCTTAGGCACATAACAAAGATAAGGGGTAAGTGATTACCTTTAAATATAGATAACAGGTGAATATGATGGCAAAAGAATTTATTGTAGGTGAAGGGGTTAGAATAACTGAATCAGATGACATGGGGATATTTATTCATTTTGAGAGTATTAGCGGAAATCAAACTGGCCAGTTTCTGGGCAATACTAGTGATACCCCTGGGCATAAATGGGCATCTGAATTGCTAGCACTGCAATTAGACAATGGTTGCGTGAAGGAAATATAACACTATGAAGCACGGCTAAATAAAAATACAGATAACAGGTGAATATGATGGATATTGAAAACTTTATAAGCAAGCAGGTATTAGATTATCAGCAAAAAATAGAAGATTGTAATATTTTACTAAATAATGCAGAAGTACAAAACAGACAGAATCGCCGCAATAACGAAAGCATGGATTTTAAGCATGAAACCATATGTGAAATGAGGGTGCTAAATGCGAAACTAATTGCTTTCGGGCAAATGAAGGTTGAGCTAAATTCAATTTTGCAGGAAGTGGCAGAATAGTTATACAGCTACTAAGAGGTGATTTATGGCATGGTTAAGAGATAACAATACGCACATAAACAAGACTGTTAAAGGCGGAGTTAGTCAAGCTGATGAAGTTGTTATGAAGCCCACTAATGGGTGGAAGGATATAAGCAGAAGCGGTAATGTATGGGAGCATACTAATAAGGCAAGAGTTCATACAGGCGGTCTTATTAAGCTACCTAATGGGGATTTCTTCCATCTAAATTCTAATGGTGTGAACTTAGGTCATAAGCTAATCGCAATTAATGGTGGTAATCGTAAGCGTGGGTTGATGGCCTTGGCGATGAATTTAATGGCTTCATAACACTATGAAACACGGGTAAAGCAATGAAAAGGGTATTAGTAAACAAGCTACAAGCGTCAGCATTTTGCGGTGAGCTTTTAGCAATGGACTACACAAAGCCTATCGAGGTTGACGTAAAAGCGTTTAAGCCGAAGAAGACTTATAAACAAGTCAAGTACGCCCACGGCATTATTAAGTTTATTGCTATTGAGCAAGATAGAAGTGTAGAAGCCACAAAGATCATAATGAAGAGCAATTTCGGGCTATTCAGGGTACACACTTGCTTTATCACCGGCCAACGGCTTGTCGATCTAACTTCACTAGCTAATTACAACAGGGAAGAGATAGAGGCATTCATAACACAGTTAGAGCATTACTGTGATAGTAACGGAATTAAATATATAGAGGCGGGGCGAGATGATTAAAAGTATTGCACGATGGGCAAAGATGAAAAAGCAAGCGTATCACGAGGTTGGAATATTTAACGTAACCATTACGGCGCCGGCGAATTACGTGGGCTGGGCAATGTTGGGCACTGAACTGTTTTTCTGGTGTGCGCTGGGGTTAACTGTTAAATATTGGATGTCGTAATAATTAAATGTATTGGGGGTGATAGATGGATACGTTAGTAAACAGGCTAAGAGGCATATATTCGGTAGGGCCAGGCGCAGCTTATGGAGTAAGGTCTTTTGCAGACTTTATATCTCCAATAAGATTGGAGGCGGCGAATAGAATTGATGAGCTTGAAGATAAAGTAAAAAATCTTGAATTCATGGTTGAAAACGGTCTTGGATATGAAGATTTACAGCGAGACGCATAACAAAGATAAGGGGTGATAGATGAACTCTAAAAGAGAGCGAATGCTAGAGCTTATGCTTTTTGAAGAGGCTGGCGGCATTGGTTACAGTCTAGCGATCGCTGGCTTAGCACAAGATGATCTAGAGTATTACCAGCAGTTGCTATTAAAGATCAATGGCATTAAAAAAGATCTGGAAGTTGAATAACGGGGTGATAGATGAGTAGTCTTGATGTGCAAGAAGGTGGCGACCACTACAAAAACATGGCTATACAGCCAGTTGAGTTTATTGCTGCTAACAAAATACAGTTTCTTGATGGGTGCGTAATAAAGCGGGTTTGCAGGCATAGAGCTAAAAACGGTGCCGAAGATATACGAAAGGCAATACATGAGCTCAATTTGATACTAGAACTGGAGTACGGACAAAAGTAATGGCTAAGGCAAAGACAGTGGCGCAGTTAGCAGAAAAGTGCGCAGTAGATTTACAGCTTTTGGTGAGAATGAAAGCCTCAGACGATCAGGGCTATTCTAAATGCACAACATGCGAAAACACCTATCACTTCAAGGAGCTGCAGGGCGGCCACTTTATGCCTAGGGGGAATTCAGCCACTAAGATAATGGAAGAAAATATACACCCTCAATGCCGAGGCTGTAATTGTTGGGGTATGAAGAGTGGAAGCGCAGCGCAAATATACACCTTATTCATGATAGAAACGTATGGAAGGGATTTTGTCGATGAGCTACTAAGCACTAAGGGTAAGCCGTTCAAATGGAATAGGGACGAAATAAAGCGCATTCATGATGATGTAAAAGATCAGATAAAGTATCAGGCAGATAGGTTGGGCGTATAATTCAAAGGCGCGGATTACATTATATTCAATATTAAAAAGGCTGAACTATGAAAAAAGTACTTTTAGAGCGATTTGCATATTCACCAATGGGAACGTTTGGCGTTTTAACTGTTGATGATTTTGAATGTTACACAGTTGAGCGGCCATGGCTAGACAATAAAGCTAGCGAGTCATGTATTCCAGAGGGTGCGTATGGCATTGAGCTGGGAATGTACAACCGTGGCGGCTACCCTGCATACGAGATAATGAACGTACCAAATCGATCACTAATTAAAATGCACCGAGGCAACAATATGAATGATGTTGTGGGATGCGTAGCGTTTGGTGCCAAGCTTTGGTATTACGAGGATTTGTGGTCCGTATCTGATAGCGGCGGCGCAATGAAGAAATTTATGGCGGCAATGGATGGGCAAAACGGCCAGATTATTATTAAGTCAAAACAAATATGCGATTGGGGGTAGCGATCATTTTCTTGGCGTCACGAAAATGATATAATACAGCATAGGCTGTTTAGATGTGTGCGGTGTGTGGCAATGCGTAAACCCTTGTTAGGTTGCTACCTGCGCAGCACGCACCTCTAAGCAGCTTAACAACAGGGGGATATATGACCATCTTAATCGCATCAATAGTATTTACATCTATAATATGCGCTATCATTGATCCGTATAGCGAGTATCTGAACTGGAAGGAGTGCAAGTCGTGAGCTGGAAAGATATAGTTAAAGCGGTAGCCCCAACTTTAGGCATGGCGTTAGGTGGCCCGATGGGTGGAGCCGCCACCAAATTCCTCACTGACAAGCTTTTGGGTGATCATGGTGGCGATAGTAAGGATATTGAAAGTTTTATCTTAGGTGCGAGTCCTGAGCAGCTTGCAGAGCTTAAGAAAATTGATAACGAATTCAAGATTAAAATGCGCGAACTTAATATTGACGTGTTTGAACTTGAGTCAAAAGACCGTGATAGTGCTAGAGGATTGTACAAAGTTAATATATGGCCGCAGATCGTATTGTCTGCAATATTTATAATTGGTTACTTTGCAATACTCTACATGCTATTTTCGGGTGAAGTATCGATTTCGGAAGAGCAGCGTGATGTGGTCAATATTCTGCTCGGCGTATTAACCGCAGCGGTACCCCAAATATTAAGTTTCTGGTTTGGCTCAAGCCTTGGATCAAAAGAGAAAACTAACGCGATGAAAGCAGATCAATGATTAAGAACGCATTACATTTGTCGATAAACTTGCTAGTTGTTGCAGCATACATGATGCTGACCCGCGATTATCTTATATCGTTTAGCGATAGCAGCCATTCATATAACTCACTCAGCGAGTTTGTCATTGCTTGCTTTATTGCGGCAACCCTGGTTATTTACGTATCTTACCCATTCGATGGCACCAAAAGCCACAGAAGCGAGTTTAGCCTCTTAGTTTTGTGTGTAACCGGGCTAATTGTAGGGGTAGATAAACTTGTATTTTAGCTCTAGCATGTATTCATCTAAAAAGGTGGTACAATGGCTATTAATTTTGCAGTGTTGGAAAAAATGATGGTTGCGATACAGTCAGATATTGAAGATGTGAGATCAGACATTAATAAAACTGGCGATGATCCCGCTTTTTTAGCAGTTGAAGGTATGATGAGAGGTTTTAATCCTGATCTGCGCAAGTATTTGAAGCTGAGGGAGCTTATCAGTGACAGACGAGGAGCTTGATATAGCCGTGGCAGAATGTACAGCAAAAAGCGCTAGAGGTTTAGGCATGTTTGAGCAGTTCACAAAGCTGGTGTTCACGCTGTTAAGTGAAATGCGAACGCTTGAAACCAGGGTAAGTACGCACAGTAGAGATATTGATGGTCTAGCGTCTGAGATAGCGCTACTGAAAGAACTCGCAGCAGACAACAAAAACACAAACAATCAAATGATTGAATCTCTATCTTTAATGAATAAATCTTTATTTCCTATCCTGAAAAAGAATCGAAAATTTGATAAGTTTTTTTCGTGGATGGGATGGGTAGGTATTGGGTCAGTAGTATTTGTAGTTATATTATTGATAGCAGTTGACCCTATGATCTTGATAAACCTTGTATCAAAAAAAGTATAACTCGTAAAATTTAACTGAGTTTAGAATATGGGAATTGGAATTGGAACTGGAGGTAGGATTGTGAGAGGTGCAGCAAGTCTCAGCAGTGTGGGTAGTCGTGTATGCGTAATAGCTACGTCTTTAGGTAATCAACAGTCGTCAGCAACATCAACGACCATTCGTAGGACTGCGCAGTCATGGGTTGATTGGGCTAGCGCCCTATCCAACGGCATGATTCAGTTTCCTGTATGGCATGACCCTACAGTTATTGCAGGTTGGGAGCCGGATGGTGCAGGTACAACACGCAGTTTTCAGGGGCTAAACTGTGGCGTTTCAGATCAAACAGCTCTACAAATATATGATCGTCGAGTGTCAATATTATCGTATAAAGCAGACATCTATGTTTTAGATATGGGGACTAATGATATAAGTTCTCAGACTGCGGAATATATACACAATTACCGACATTTAATGGCTACGTTTTTAAGTGAGCAAAATAAACCGGTTATTGTATTACCTATATTGGCTAGAGACGCATCGGTCTGGGCTGAGGGTGGGACAGAACAGCTAAAGGCGTTAGAGGTTAACAGATTAAGTCGAGAATCTATGCGACAAATCCCCAACGTCTATATTTATGACTGGAACAATAGGTTTGTAGATCAAGATACGAATTTCACTCCGAGAACAGATGCCAGTATCGACGGCACTCATTTTAGCGGAAAAGCGGCGTATTGGGTTGGTAAGGATTTTGGTAATTATATATCTCAATTCATAACATTTTCAGACGGGGAAATGGCGTCTACGAATGAACTTCCCGTGTTCACCGGCACAGGCGGTAGTAATACAGATACAACGGGTGACGTTCCAGACGGCTATAAATTTGAGCGGGTCAGTGGAGTTACTGCGGGGGTTTCTAGTGTTGGAGCTGACTACGTGCAGCTAGCCCTTACTACGACAGGCGCGGCAGGAGAATCGTTATTTTATTTTAGAACGGCATCCGCAGATACAACTCACACATTTGCTGACGAATGGATGATGGCCAAATGCCTAATTGAAACACTAACTGCGAGCAGTAGTGTATTAGAGATAATTCTTTCGTTTAGAGACAGAGGGACAGCAGGGTTGACAGCTAGTGATGGGGACGCAAAGCCTGGGGCAAACTTCCCACCCGAAGAATTTGCTAAACTGTTTTCTACTCCGCACAATAAATTTGTGAGTGATTCGACTCAGTATAGATGGCGCATAGAGGTTCGTTTAGATAATAGCGTTGCGGAGACGGTCACCATTAAAATCAATCAGCCGTCGGTAAAAGAAGTTGCAGACCCGATTGTTCGATACGGTTCAATTACTTAATTAAAAAAACAGGAGATACAGTATGTCATTTATAGAGCTTACGTCAGCCGGCGGTTACGCTATTACCCCGCATGACGACACGGTTTTAGTGCCCACGGCTAACGGGATTTATTGTGGTGGAGGTGGAGACATAAGAATAATCACACCAGAAGGTGATGATCTGACTTTTACAGCGGTCCCGGCCGGGCAGACAATAGATTGGCAGGCAGTAAAGGTAATGGCTACAAACACGACGGCTACCAACTTAATAGCAGCAACAAGACCGAGGAGCTAGCATGAGCAATGAAATTACAGCAGAAGCATTGGGCGAGTCTGATGGATTGGATGCGGATAAAATGGAAGCTGAAAAAGCAATATTAGTAGCAAAAGCGGCAGTAAAGCCAAAGCGACAAAAAAACGACAAGGATCGAATCGAAAAGCTAGAAAAGGATTTACGGGCAGTAGTTGACATGCTAAACAATATGGCATCAGCTATAGGTTTGCCAAAGTCGATTATTCCAAATTTAGATTAAACCCACCCCACAAGGATACCCATGATGAATGGCCCTAATCAAGAAAGTGTTACCGAAAGTAACAAGCACAAACAACTATCCTACATGCTGCCGTTAATCCTAGCGGCAATAGTATTACTTCCCCCTGAATTAGGTAGCCTCGTCATCCTCGCTTGTGTATGGAGGTCTTTATAATGACTAACGAAATGAAGCTACTAACAGCGCTATGTGATGCGCTAGGGTTTGATGTTGAGAGGGTGTGCGTTAATGAAGGTGAAATACATAATTACACTAAAATGGTTATCGAGAACTTTGGGCGGCTCGCGTTTAAGAGTGGTGTATATAAACCTTTAGAGCCCATATACGAATACAAGCTAACCAAGAGGGCTGAGGTATGAGTAAGCCAAGCCCTATAAATGTGAAGTTTAAGTTGGCGTACATACACGAAGAGGGATGCGGAAAACCGGCATTCTATTTACATACTACGCCAAAGATATGCGAACCGCTTTACTCGAAGTATGTTGAATTATTGAATGGGGATACCCCAGAGAAAAGCAGCCTTATTCAATGCGGTACATGTGGGCTATTAATCGAAGGGCTTAGTGTGGATCAAATCCAAGAGGTAGAAGCTAATGAATAACCCATCAAAAACGCAATGTTATAACATAACACTATCAAGAGGTTGTCCACAAAGTGTGGTATCTGCGTTTATAGCGAGGGATAACCAGTATGGCAAGTAGAAAAGGTAGCTCAAACAAGAACAAAGACTTCCTTAATAGTCGCTTACAGGCTATGTACGGTAAGGACTTTGACCCTATTATGAAGATGGCTGAACAGGCTGTTCGAATACATAACCAAACAAGTGACGTATCGGACATAGACGACCTAAAGTCATCTATTGACGCATGGGATAAGATCGCGCAATACACTACACCTAAGCTTAAAGCGTTAGAGGTTACAGGCAATGGTGAAGATGGCGAGCTTGTTGTATCTATCACACGCAAACGATTTGATGGTGAAGATGCCTAGCGTTGAATACATCCTAAAGCCACAAGGCACGGTACTGCAAAACTTCGCAGACTGCCGCGAGCAAAACAGTTTCATCATGGGGCCGTTGGGTTCTGGCAAGACTGTGCAAACCATCTTAAAGATATTTGATTTGTGTTGTGAGCAGGAGCCAGTAAAAGCAAAGGACAATAAGAATCATGGTGTACGCCTATCGCGATGGATAGCAGCGCGTAATACCTACTCTGAGCTATTCTCTACTACGATTAAAGATTGGCTAGAAATACATGGCGATCTTGGTGTATTCAAACAAGGCAGCAAAGAGCCACCAACCCACCGATTAGATTTTAAGCTTGACGATGGAACACGCGTGCAAGCTGAGATCATGTTTATTGCATTCGATAGGCCTGACCACGTAAAGAAAGCGCGAGGTATTCAGGCAACAGGTATATGGTTAAACGAAACCAAAGAGATACCTAAGTCAGTAGTGGATATGCTTGATTTGCGTCATGGTCGATATCCTTCGCGTAAAGAGGGAGCTACGTGTACGTGGCATGGGATGCTAGGAGATACTAATGCGCCCGATGAGGATCACTGGTACTACAAGATAGCTGAGGAAGAAAGGCCGGAGGGTTGGAAGTTTCACAAGCAACCAGGGGGAGTCTATAAGCATGGTGAGGGTTGGGAGGTTAACGAAGGTGCGGAGAACCTAGGCAACTTACCACAAAACTACTACCGGCGAGGAATACAAGGCAAGTCCGAGGACTGGATTAAAGTTAACTTAGCGAATGAATACGGTTTTGTCAGCAATGGCAAGCCTGTGCATCCGATGTATGTTGATAGTGTTCACTGTATCGACAGCTACACACCACAGCAAGGCGTTGAAATAATACTAGGGTTTGACTTTGGCCGGACTCCTGCCTGTGCATTCTTGCAGCGTACCGGTATGGGTAGTTGGGTTTGCTTCGATGAGTTTATCGCGACTGATTCAGGTGCCATTGAATTCGCACCTATGCTAAAGCGTTACATTGAAGAGCATTACCGAGGCTTTAAGTTCAAAGGATGGGGCGACCCGTCTGGCGACAATAGAAACCAAGCTAACAGCGATACACCATTTAAGATAATGAGAGCTGCAGGTATTCCATGCTTTCCCACACAAAGCAATGACCCTACTATTCGACGTGCTGCGCTTGAATCGCCAATGAAAGAGCTGGCAATGGATGGTAAGCCAAGATTCACATTGACCACTAAGGCTAGAATGATCCGAAAGGGTATGCAGGGTGGGTTTTGCTATCGTCGGATAATGGTAAGTGGTGAGAAATACACCGATGAGCCAGATAAGAATGAATACTCTCACCCGGTAGAAGCGCTTGAATATGCGCTACAGGGAGAGGGTGAAGGAAAACAGGCATTAATTAGAAAAGACTTTATGAATGCAAGGCCGCACAAAGCCAAGGTTAGTGTGAATCTATGGGGCAGGTAGCAGCAATAGTTTATACCAACGAAAACTATCACTGGTCGCGGAGATGGCTAAATAAGGTCAATCACTGTTTTCTATGTGTTGCTGATAGTGGTCAATGGATAGTGTGCGATTACACGTCAAGAGGTTTAGAGCTGTTTATTACCAATGAGCTGCCGAAAGGTTTATACTATCAGCTTATAGAGATTGATAGTTTTAGCGTTGTGCCGTTTATTCCTACTTGTGTCGGATACATTAAACGGATAGCTGGGATATACAATCCGCTAGTATTAACCCCGTGGCAATTACTTAAACATATGAGGCGACAAAATGAGCTTTGGATCAAAACCACAGAAAGCAGAAAAAACAGGGCAGGAAGTAGCGACTGAGCAACGACAAGCTCGACAGTTAGATGATGAGATCGGCAAAAGCGAGAAGAGTTTAAAAGCCTTGGCTCGTAATAAGATCGGTAAGCAGTCACTTTTATCTAAAAGTAAAGCCCCAACCACTGGCATTAAAGCCCCTGAGAAAAAGAAATCTCTAATCAAATAATCGGTAATTGTTATGGCGCTGCCTAAAAACCTTGGGACTGTTCCCGACTTAAAAGCGAGAGCAAAGAAAGCATTCTCTACTGAATCACAGTGGGAATCTTTATTGTCTGATGCTTATGAGTATTTCCTACCTAATCGCAATCTGTTTGACCGGAATGATAAGGGTCAGAATAAGATGGATTTAATATTTGACTCAACCGCACCCGTTGCTATTCAATTGGGCGCTTCTAAGCTGCAAGAAAACATAGCGCCTATATGGGCTAAGTGGGCAGCAATAGAGTTAGCCGAGGAAATGAAGCGCGATATCAAGGCTGGTGACGGTGAAATCGACGAGGATGACATCCGTAAAAAGCTGGAAGAGCAGACAGAGATAGTATTTGATTACATTAACCGTTCAAACTTTGCCACACAGTTTTATGAAATGGCGCTTGATGTGCTGATCGGCACGGGAACAATGATGATTAAGGAGGATGTCGATGATTTAGAAATGCCATTCTCTTTTCACTCGATTCCTCAAAAGCATATCGGTTTTGAAGAAGGTCCGCAAGGTAGCGTTGAATCCC